AGGCGCAACCGGCCCGATAGGCGCAACTGGCCCTGTTGGTGCAACTGGTCCAACTGGCGATGCTGGTCCAACCGGTGCAACCGGTCCAACCGGCATCCAAGGCGCTACCGGTCCTGCTGGCACTGGCGTTGCGGCTGGTGGTCTAGAAGGCCAAATCCTAGCAAAAGCGTCTGCAACCAACTACGACACCACGTGGATAGACAACTTTGCTCAGCAGATCGAGTTTCTCGCCAAGAACGACGTCGGCAGCAGCGTAACCAAGGGACAAGCGGTTTATGTTAGCGGTGGCGACGGAACTAACATACTTTTCAAACTGGCACTTGCAACCAGTGATGCAACGTCAGCTCAGACTGTTGGGCTTTTGGTACAAGACCTCGCAGTCAACGGCCAAGGTTACATCATCAACCAAGGTTTGCTTGCCAATATTGACACTTCAGCAGCTGGCGCCGTTGGTGACCCAGTCTATCTGTCCGGCACAACACCGGGCGGTTTAATCTTTGGTGTCGCCAACAAACCGTCTGCACCAACCCACTTGGTTTATCTCGGCGTCGTCACTCGCAAGAGTGCCACAGTCGGCGAAATCTTTGTGCAAGTGCAAAACGGTTACGAGCTACAAGAGCTGCACAACGTGGCCATCAACAACGGCACACTCGCTAACGGCGATGCTCTCGTTTACAACTCGACGTCTCAACTTTGGGTCAACAGTCAGCAAGTAGGGCCGACCGGTGCCACTGGCCCTGTCGGTGCAACAGGCCCTGTTGGCGCTACTGGCCCCGTAGGTGCTACTGGCCCAGTTGGCGCTACTGGCCCAGTTGGTGCAACTGGTCCTGTCGGTGCTACTGGCCCCGAGGGTGCTACTGGCCCAGTTGGCGCTACTGGCCCAGTTGGTGCAACTGGTCCTGTCGGTGCTACTGGCCCCGAGGGTGCTACTGGCCCAGCTGGCGCAACTGGCCCAATAGGCGCAACAGGCCCTGTCGGTGCGACTGGTCCAACTGGAGTAACTGGCGCAACTGGACCAACCGGTTCATCACTCAACGTTTATCCAGCAACTTTCATGCTCATGGGAGCATAACCAAAAGGAGACAAAGTGGCAAAAAAGATTCTTGGACAGTCTAACCCATCTGCGACGACTGTTACCACGCTATATACGGTGCCAGCAAGCAGAGAAACCACGGTATCTAGCATCTCGGTTGCTAACTTGACGACTTCAAGCGCGACTTTCCGCATCATATTGCAGGCAGCAGCCGAAGTCTCAGGCACTATCCTCAACAAGCAGTATTTTGCCTATGATATCACGGTTGGTCTCTCTGACACGACTGTCATCACTGTTGGCATCACGCTAACTGCCGGCGATGTCATCAAGGTTTATGGTTCAACAGCTAGTTTAGCTTTTCAGGCGTTTGGAGATGAGGTAGTTCTCTAGTGTCCATTCGGAGCCTGAAAAACGGCGCCATCTACCCGGTTAGTTTATTGGCTGGGAGCGTCGGCAGTGGAACTGTAACCCCATCAATAGAGTACCTAGTGGTAGCTGGTGGTGGCGGTGGTGGCACTAGCTCTGCCATCAACTACAACGGCGGCGGCGGTGGTGGCGGCGGCGTACTCAGCGGCAGCGCATCAGTTTCTAAAGGCTCGACTTACTCTGCGACTGTGGGTGCTGGCGGTGCTGGTTCTACCAACACTGGCAATAAAGGCGCAAACGGCACTGACAGCTCTTTTGTTGGCGTAACTGCGACTGGCGGCGGCGGTGGTGGTTCAACTTCTAACGCCAACGGCGCCAACGGTGGCTCAGGTGGCGGCGCTGCTGGTAATGGCAACAACGGTTTGACTGGTGGCACTGGAGTTTCGGGCCAAGGTTTCAAAGGTGGCGACGGAGCAACATCAGGCGCTGGCTCTTATTCAGGTTCCGCGGGTGGCGGTGGCTGGCTTTACGCCGGTGGTACAGGAAAGATCTCCTTCCAAGAATCAGGCGGCATGGGCGGCATGGGATTTGCAACTTCGATCTCCGGCTCATCAGTGGTTTATGGCTCAGGTGGCGGCGGTGCTCGGTACACTTCCGGTGGCACTGGCGCTGGTTGGGGCTCTAACGAGTCTTCACCCGGTGGCAACGCAAACGCCAACCAAGGCGGTGGCGGTGGCGGTTCAAACAACTGGTCAACAGCTGGGTGGGGTGCTGGTGGCAGTGGTGTGGTTGTTCTCCGCTATTCGAACGTTTATGCGTTAGCAGCCAGCACAACCGGCTCACCTTCTTACTCAAACTCGGGCGGTTTTCACATTTACAGATTCACTGGCAGTGGGAGCATAACTTTCTAATGGCCATTCGAAGCATCAAAAACCGCAATATCACAAGCACGCTTTTGGCGGGCAACACTGGCTTTATACCAACTCGCGCTGTTGACTACCTTGTCATAGCTGGCGGCGGCGGCGGTGGAGACAACGGTGGTGGCGGCGGTGCAGCTGGCGGGTACTTGACAGCTACCAACTACGAGCTTGAAACTGGTAAGACTCACACAGTCACAGTTGGAGCTGGTGGTGCTGGCTCGGCTGGAAGTTCCAGTGCTGGCAGTCCGGGTGGCAACTCAGTCCTTGGGCCGATTACTGCAACAGGCGGTGGATTCGGCGCTGGGTTTACCGGCGCTGGTGGCGACGGCGGTTCGGGTGGTGGTGGTGGTCAACCGGGCTCAAGCGACAACCAAGGTCGCGGTGGGCTTGCAACAGCAGGCCAAGGCAACAACGGTGGCAACGGCTACTGGGAGCAGGATTACTACTTTAGAAATAGCACTGGTGGCGGTGGCGGTTCGTCTAGCGCCGGCAGCAACGGCACCGCATCTACTAGCGGCAACGGCGGCAGCGGCACTGCGTCTTCAATAACCGGCTCGTCTGTTACTCGTGCTGGCGGCGGTGGCGGCGGCATTTATGATACCACAGGCACCGCTGGTACTGGTGGTTCAGGCGGTGGTGGTAACGGCGGCAGAGCTAGTAACGTGGCGACTGCTGGCACCACAAATACAGGCTCCGGTGGTGGCGGTGGCGGCATTGGCCAAACTGGCTGGGCAGCAGCTGGCGGCAGCGGTCTTGTTGTGATTAGGTACTCTACTAACTTTCCGGCGGCAACAGCAACAACCGGCTCACCAACTTTTACAGACTCCGGCGGTTTCAAAACTTACGTATTTACTGGAAGCGGGAGCATAACACTCTAATGGCCGTTACCAGCATCAGAAACAACGCAAAAAGGTCTAACGTCTTGGTGACAAACGCTGCCTACAACCCCGTTGCAAAAGCGACGGGCGGCACCATCACCAACGACGGCGCGTACTTTTATCACACTTTTACCTCTTCGGGCACTTTCACACCAAACCAGTCTCTTACAGCTGAGCTTATTGTCATAGCCGGCGGTGGCGGGTCGGGCGGCTGCTCAAATGGCTCTTCGGGTGGTGGCGGTGCTGGCGGCATGTTAGCTTTCACTGGCCAGTCACTTACTGCTCAAAACTACACAGTCACAGTGGGTGGCGGTGGCGCGGGCGGCAGCGGCGTCAACGGTGTCGGCAGCAACGGCACCAACTCGGTTTTCGGTTCACTAACTACTTGTGTTGGCGGCGGCGGCGGTTCCGGTGGCCTAACTTCTAACGGTTTCGGCCGTGATGGCGGGTCGGGCGGCGGTTCAAGCAACGACACGACACTAGCGGGTGGAGCTCCAACTTCCGGGCAAGGCAACGCCGGCGGGTTCGGACACAGATTCAACGCTGGTGGCGGCGGTGGCGGCAAAGGTGCTGCTGGTGCCAATGGCGCTGTTGACGGCACTGCCTTAGGCGGTGCTGGAATATCCACTTATTCGGACTGGGGCGTTGCTACTTCTACTGGTCAAAACGTTAGCGGTACTCGCTGGTACGCGGGTGGCGGTGGCGGTGCAGGCGCTGGCAACGCTGGCGGTGCGGGCGGCGGTGGCGCGGGTGCTTCTTATGGAGCTGGCGTTGGCGGCAACGGCACTGCAAACACAGGCGGTGGCGCGGGTGGCACAAACGGTTCTACTAGCGGAGCTTCCGGCGGTTCAGGTTTAGTTATTATAAGGTACCCACTCTAGGAGAGATATGGCGCATTTTGCACAGATAGACAACAACAACACGGTGCAGCAAGTCATCGTCGTTTCTAATGACGAGCTGCTAGACAACGGCGTCGAGCAAGAAGCCAAGGGCATCGAGTTTTGCAGATCTCTTTATGGGGCTGACACCAACTGGGTACAAACATCATACAACGCACGTTTTCGAAAGCACTACGCTGGCATCGGGTACAAATACGACATCGCGTTGGATGCTTTTGTTGCGCCGCAGCCTTTCCCATCTTGGATTCTAAACGTGGAGACCTGCGTTTGGGAAGCCCCAGTGCCGTACCCACAAGACGGCAAGCCTTACATCTGGGACGAAGCCACTCAAAGTTGGCTTGGCGCCAACCCTTCTTAGCATCGAATCGGGGGATTCATGAGATTTCATGTAGTAAGCTTGCCGCACACGCAAGTCACTAAAGACTTTGCAAACTGCGCCTACACCGAAAAAGTGCGGCGTTTTTGCATCATGATGACAAGCCTTGGCCATGAGGTCGTTCTCTACGCTGGTGAACAAGTAGAAGCGCCAGTCACAGAGCTCGTCACTTGCATCTATGAAGACCAGCGTGAAGCAGCCTGCAACGGCTTGCATTACACACAAGCCTCGTTTGATACCAGCTTGTTACACTGGCAGATCTTCAACGCGAATGTCATTCGCGAGATGACAAAGCGGCTTCAACCGACCGATTTCATCTGCCTCATCGGCGGCTACGCACATAAGCCCGTCGCCGATGCCTTCCCTGAGCACATGTCAGTCGAGTTTGGCGTTGGTTATGGCGGTGTCTTTAGTAAATACCGCGTTTTTGAGTCCTACGCTTGGATGCACAGCATCTACGCCGGCTACCAAAACCCGACCACCGTTGATGGCCACTTTTATGATGCCGTTATTCCGGGATATCTCGAACCTAACATGTTCCCGTTGGGCGACCACAACGGCGACTACTACCTTTATATCGGGCGCCTCATAGACCGCAAGGGTTACAAAATAGCCCAAGAAGTTTGCCAGCGTTTGGGCAAGCGCTTGATTCTCGCCGGTCCCGGCGAAGGCACTGGCTATGGCGAGTTTGTTGGCGCAGTCGGCCCTGAAAAACGGGCCCAACTTATGGGTGGCGCGATAGCGACTTTTGCTCCCACTCTCTACATAGAACCTTTCGGCAACGTCGTCATCGAAGCTCAAGCGTGTGGCACCCCCACTATCACAACTGACTGGGGCGCCTTCACTGAGACCAACATCGACGGCGTTACCGGATTCCGCTGCAGGACTCTTGGCGAGTTCATGTGGGCGGCAACGCAAGCTGCGAACCTTGACCACAAAGCGATTCGTCAGCACGCGGTTTCAAAATACTCCCTCGATGTCATAGCCAAAAAGTACGAGGACTACTTCACAAGACTTCTCACCCTTTGGGGCGAGGGTTGGTACGACACAACAGCAAAGGCGATTAGATGAGCTTATCAAAGAGACTGCGTCTAGCAGGCGAAAAGCGAGCGCAGAACCAGTTCGTGGAGCCGCTTGTTCCCGGTCGTCCGGCCTACGCTTCACCTGCCGGCGTTGATGTCACACCCGATACCGCGATTCGCATGTCCACCGTTTATGCTTGTGTTCGCCTTCTCGGGGACACCATCTCCAGCCTTCCACTTGGTGCTTATGTTCGCCGTGGTCGCAACCGCATCTCTTACGCCGCGGTCTATGGTTCACAACCTGAGTGGATTACAAAGCCAAATCCTGAGACCACACGGCTCGAGTTTTTTGAGCAAGTAATCGCAAGCCTCAACCTTCGCGGCAACGCCTACATCTTGACAGTGCGCGATGACGCCGGCGATGTCATTGAGTTGTACTGCTTGAACCCTGAGCGCGTTCGCATTCGTCGCATCAACGTGAACGAGCCGCTTATTTATGAAGTTTTTGACGAGAACATGACCAGCGTGATGACGCTGACCAAAAACGAGCTCGTTCACATTCCGATGTTCAGACTTCCCGGAACCCACTATGGTCTTGGCCCTATCGAAGCCGCTCGCATCACAGTTGGCTCTGCGATGGCAGCTGAGACTTACGCGGCTTCTTATTTTGGCAACGCAGCAAACCCCGGCGGCGTTATTGAAGCACCGGGTGAGATGACGCAAGAACAGATCGAAAGCATCTCACGCAACTGGCGTCTTGACCACTCAGGACCATACAGAGCTGGTAAACTTGGTGTCTTGACGGGTGGTGCGTCTTTCAAGCCGCTCGCTCTCAACGCACAAGATGCACAGCTCATTGAAGTGCGCCGCTTTGGAGTTGAAGAAATCGCCCGCTTGTTCCGTGTTCCGATTTCGCTATTGGGCCACCCCGTTGCTGGCGCGATGTCGTTTGCATCTGTTGAAGCGCAGAACCTGTCTTTCGTACAGCACTCGCTTCGTCCTTTGCTTGAGCGCCTAGAGCAAGCGCTTTCACCTTTGCTGCCCGAGTCTGATGGTTTTATCAAGTTCAACCTTGATGCCTTGCTTCGTGGCACCACGCTTGAGCGTTACGAGGCTTACACTAAAGGCTTGCAAGAGGGCTTCTTGTCAGTCAACGACGTTCACGCCTTTGAAGAGATGTCACCGGTTACTGACGGAGATCAGTACCGCGTACCGCTACAAAACATCGACCTTACTGACGCAAAAGAGGTCGGAATCAAACTTCGCGCTGAAATAGCAACCAACCTGATTCAGGTCGGTTTTGACCCAGCGGCTGCTCTTGAAGCAGTCGGAATGCCGAAAATCGAACACACCGGCGTTCCTTCGGGCCAACTTCAGGGCGTTGCGACTATTGACCCAACCAACCCGAAAACCGTTTACGAGGTCTAACGATGCCCTACTTCATAACAGACCAGCAGAGCGACTGCTCCGGCTGGGCCACCGTAAAGCAAGAGTCGGACGGCAGCTACACCACACTTGGTTGCCACGATAATAAGCAAGGCGCCATTGACCAGATGGTGGCGGTTTCGATCTCCGAAGGAATCGAACCGGGTGGAGAAGTAGCACGAAAAAACAAGGGGGAAGACAGGAGCAAGATGAAGAAAATCGAACGTCGCACCTACACGGTTCGCAACGTTGAGACTCGTGAGGACGACGGCAAGATGAAACTCGCTGGCTATGCCGCGGTTTTTCACGATTCTAGCGTTCCGCTTCCATTCAAGGAGCGCATCGCTCCCGGCGCATTCCGCAAGACACTCAGCGAGACCCCCGATGTCCGCTTGCTTATCAACCACGAAGGCTTGCCACTGGCTCGCACCAAGAACAGCACTTTGCTTCTGACTGAGGACGAAGTCGGACTCCGTTTTGAAGCTGAGCTGCCCGACACTACAGAAGCTCGCGACCTTTACACGCTTATTCAACGCGGCGACGTTGACCAGATGAGTTTTGCATTTCGTGTCATTCGCCAAAAGTGGAACCAAGACAGATCTGAGCGCACACTTACAGAAGTCTCCCTTGCAGACGGCGATGTTTCAGTCGTCACTTACCCTGCTTACCCAACCACCAGCGTCGAAGCTCGCGAGCACCTACGCAAGGCTATCGAAGCCGTCAAAGAAGGTCGCGAAATCACTGGTGAGTCTTTGCTCGTTTTACAGACTGTGTTTGATGACCTGTCTGAAGGCCACGAGTACGTCATGAAGGCCGTCACCATGATGGCAGCGCTTATGGACGCACAAGAGCCAGTTGAAAACGAGATGGACGAGGAAGAAGAGATCGAAACCGAGGTCGAGGACGAAGCGGGCATCAAGTTGCCGAGCATCACCCCGGACCCTGAGCTCACTCAAGTGGGCACACAAGAAGGTTTGCGCACTTACTCGTTGCGTCTAGCTAAAGCGCTAATCGAGCGCACAAAATAACATTCTGCTGGCACCGCTAGCAGATACGAAGTCGGAGCGTGACTCTCACCCCCTTACCGGGCGCCGAGAACCTCATCGCCACCACCTCGATTCCAAATACTCACAAGGAGCAAAAACTAATGTCATACCTTGACAAAGTAGTTGAGCGCCGTGATGCAGTGAAGGCCGAAATGGACGCGATTCTCGAAGCAGTAGCAGCTGAGAACCGCACCGATTTGACCGCTGAGGAAACCGAGAAGGTTGATGCCCTCGTCGCTGAATCCCGTTCTCTCGATGAAAAGATCGACAAACTAAAGACACAAGCAGACGCAGACGCTAAGGCTGCAGAAGCTCGTGCAGCAGTTGCAGCAGTTGCGACACCGAAGGCCACAGGCATCAAGGTCGTTTCTGAACCACGCACCTACACAGCTGAATCCGGCCACTCATTCGTACGTGATGCTTTCAATGCACAAGTCCGCAACGACTTTGCAGCTAACGAGCGTCTCTCACGCCACATGAAGGAAGAAAGTGTTGAACGTCGTGACGTTGACACAGGCAACTTCGTTGGTCTCGTAGTACCTCAGTATCTAGTGGACCTAGCCGCGCCTTTGGCTCGCGCTGGACGCCCAACAGCTGACTTCGCTACAAACAAGATGCCACTCCCGCCTGCAGGCATGACGCTGAACATAAGCAGAATGACCACAGGCACTTCAACTGCAGTTCAGGAAACACAGAACACAAACGTTTCTGAGACAGACGCAGATGACACACTGCTCACGGTCAACGTGCGCACCATCGCTGGACAACAGGACCTCTCCCGACAAGTCATCGAGCGTGGCACTGGCGTTGACGAGTTCGTACTCCGTGACCTTATCCGTTCATGGCACACCACTCTTGACTCACAGGTCTTGAATGGTACCGGCAACAACGGTCAAATCAAGGGTATCCGCGCTTCCGGTGGAAACGCTGTAACCTTCACTGCTACAACTCCAACAGTAGCACTGCTTTATCCAAAGCTCGCTGATGCACTTCAGCAAGTACAGAGCAACGTGTTCACAACACCTACTCACTGGATTATGCACCCACGCCGCCTAGCGTTCTTGCTCGCAGCGACTGACACAACAGGACGCCCTGTTGTTGTTCCGACCGCTAACGGCCCTATGAATGCAGCAGGCGTTGGCGCTGGAGTTGCACAATACGCAAACTCCGGCTACCAGCTACTCGGTCTGCCTATCATCACAGATGCAAACGTAGGCACAACCTACGGCGCAGCAACCAACCAAGACGAAATCTATTTGGTTGATTCCCGCGAAATGCACCTTTGGGAGCAACCGGGAGCACCGTTCTCACTCCGCTTCGATGCAACAGCCCCAGGCAGCTTGACTATCAAGACTGTCGTTTACGGCTATGCTGCATTCACAGCAGAGCGCTACGCAGCCGCCGCTTCTATCATCAGCGGTACCGGTCTCGTAGCACCTTCGTTCTAGTCGAACGAACAACTAAATAAGTAGAGTGCAGGGCAGATAAGACTCCCCCGACTTTTCTGTCCTGCACCTCTCTCAGGGGGAATATGAAAACAGGGCATGTAGTATCCATAGGCGTCTGCGACCCGGGCATTGTTACCGGCGAGTTCATGGCGCGAATCTTTCAACTTGTTGCTACACGCAACGCAAGGCTCGGGCCATTAGTCCGAGTGCGCGGCTCGGGTCTTTTGAGCAAGATGCGCAACAAAGTCGTCAAGTCTTTTCTAGAGCAAACCGAGTCTGACTGGTTGCTGATGATAGACACAGACGAGCAGTTGTCGGTGCAGGTGTTTGACCTGCTTTGCGACACCGCTCACGATAAAGAGCGACCGATAGTCACCGGCTTGGTGTTCGCCGCGATGGACGCGGCTCTAAACGTTTACCCGAAGCCGATGCCCACGATATTTCAAGACACGCCCGCAGGGTTTGTGCCACTTGACAAATACGACAAAAACGCAGTCTTTCAAGTAGAAGCAGCCGGCACTGGTTGCTTGTTGATACACCGCAGCGTCCTTGAAAAGATGCGCGAGACCGCAGACCCACACCAAGGCAAAGACTGGTGTTGGTTTTGGGACGGTCCAGTCAACGGCACTTGGACTGGCGAAGACCTGCTGTTCAGTCGCAGAGTTCGCAGTCTAGGATTCCCGATACACGTCAACACCGCGGCTATCTTGCCGCACCAAAAGTCTTACTGGCTCGATGAAAGGCACCACGACAAGTGGCAAGCAGAAAACAACTAGAGACAGCAACCGCGGAACCCGCTTTAGAGCGAGCCGTCAAACCGCTACCAAAGAAAAGGAAACAGCGTGGCACTGACAAACGCATACTGCACCCTGTCCGACCTGAAAAATAGCCTCGCTATT